GATCAAGGAAAATAAACAATCTACGAACGTTTATTCTGTCAAATGCAGATGCTTTTCCAAGTGCAGTCTTATCACCAAAGAGAACTATGCCTCCGCCAGGTGAGAAGATAATTGGATTGATTCGGTTTGAATACAATTGATCTCTCTGTGTTTGAGATGGGTTGTATGTCAATTTAACTGCATTAAGTATTGCACCTCTTGCAGTTCCCGCTGGTGAGAACCAAGGGAAGTTGTTAATGTCATTTCTTGCACATAATCCAGCAATGTCTCCATTCATTGGAACATATCTGAACGTATCTCCAAATCTGTCATACATGTATTTGTAACCACTATCAAATACTGCGAATGATGAGGAAGCAACAGGAGCATAGAAACCAATTACGTTATCTGTAATTTGAGAATCATTAAAGACTGTTACTGTTCCAGCACTACCATCACTGAGGAATGCTCCTCTATGAGGTGAAATGAATGCAACTGAATCTTTTCTGATTTCTGCTACAGAAATTAATTTATTTGCAAGTGACTGAACTGTTTCTTTTGTGTGATTACCAGATCCCATAAGAAGGAAGTCTGCAGAATATAGATTGTTATCTTCAAATAACTCATATCCTCCAACTAATCCTGCTAATGTCACTGAATATGAACCAGCAGCAGTATCATCTGTTCCACCATCGTAGTTTTTACCACCACTTAGTGTTAAAGTAGTTGCACCAATACCAGCAAAGTTAATTCCTTGTGCGTTTTGATCCCAACCTACATCAGATGAAAGTGTAAAAGTGCCAGATGCAAATGATGTTGTTACAATTCCAGCAGGTGCTCCACCAGCAAAAATGTTTGTTGAGTTATTGTAAGTATACTTTCTCCAGTATGAGGGTGATCCTAATGAATATTCACCATCCTTTGCTTTTGAAAGTGATAAATGCTTCTCTAAAATAGTACCTGCATTACCACTTACCTTTCCTTCATCATCAATGACAACAACATGAACTTCATCAAATTTTGATTTCCTTGCAGCTGCAAAGTTTGAAGTACCAGGACGATCTGAAATATTATTCCAGTTTATTGTTGAATTTGATAGTTGAATTGACTGCTGATCAAACCAATCAACACTTGAACTTGGTGTTCCAGTCGTATATGAGGATGATGCTCCAGTAGTGTGAATCGCAACTGCAGTATTTCCAAACTTGTATATACCATTTGGTTGGTATGTTACATCTGTTGAAACACCTGCATTTGTTAATGATTCTAATATCTTAACCGATACTTTAGTACCATCAATTTGTGTGACAATACCTTTGAAGTAACCAGTTAGTAATGATGTTGAACCAGAACCTGCTACAACTGTATTTGCTGGAACTGCTTGTGTAATACCATAACCAACTTGTATATTTGTTGGCAATGAACTGAATGTTAATATTTGATCTGCTAGATCATCAATAATAGCAACCTTTAAGTTATTTGCCCATGAACCAGGATTTCTCGCAGCAACAGTTACATTAGTAATTGTTGATCCATCATATCCTAAATCGTTATAGTTTTCTGTGCTTTTGATCTTAATGCTTCCTGCTGTTCCAGAAAAAGCATTTTTTAGATCAGTGTCGTCTGCTCTTACTATCCTTAATGGACCACCGTAAGCTAAGTATGAGGATGCTGTCATCCAGTACTCATAATGCTTATCAGTAGAAGAGGGTTCTCCAAAATTATCTAATAAATCTTGCTCTGTCTCCACCAAAATTGGAAGGTCAACTGCTCCTTTAGCAAATGGGCCAACAAGAGCACCAACTTTGTCCGATGCTGTGTCTACACGACCAACGGTTAAGTCTACTTCTCTAACTACAATTCCAGGAGATGCTAAATTTAGTGGCATCTTTGTTCTCCGAATCTCAGATTATTTCTGAAATTATTTATTAAAATATCCTTTTTCATGTAGCCTACATGCATTATAATACTTGAATAACACCATTGCAATCAGGAATATCTTGCATAATTTTATTTTCTATACCTTGTTTAAGTGTCATTGCACTCATTGCACAACTTGTACAAGCACCACCTAATCTGACTTTAACATAGTTTGTACCTTCCTCTATCTCTACAAATTCTACAAATCCACCATCTGCTTCAATGTAAGGAGCAATCTCAGATAAAGATTCAATTACATTACTAGCAGTTAAGTCCATTAAATTCCATTCCAGAAGGTATCACCTATTGGTTGCATGTTTCTTGATATAAAATATAATCCTAAATTACACACAAACCAATTAATATTAATTACCCAAGTCTGTCTCCACAAATACTTTCGATTTGTTTCGACAATAAAAATATTTCTTTGATTATCTGTTTTTTTAATAAATTGTTCTAACACTAACGCAATAACAAATCCTATTGCATATATGTAAAAAACAAAGTTTAAAAAACTAGAACTAAAAAGTAAAGCTGAAATCATCTATAATCCCACATGTAAGAACGATCACCGTATTCATCAGTATGCCATACATCTCCCTCTTTGTCAACAAACTGAGTATCTTCTAAACCAGTTTCAATAAAACCAAATGGTGCCATGTCCTGTTCAATTTGATTCTTTTGTTCTTCATATATCCTTTTTCTAATGTCATTATCAGTCATCTCTTTGAAATACTCTTGTTGAACTAACCAAGCAAATATAACCAAACACATTGCTAGGTCATCATTACATCCCTCTTCTGCTTCAAATGAGTTATGTTTCTGTGCGAATGTGGTCAATTCTGATATGACTTCATAGTCACAAGTGATTAACTTATGATCTTCTATCAATGTTTTCAGGTTACTACAACCTAGTTTTTTAACAGAAGCAGTAGTTCTGACACCTAATTGTGTCTTCTTTCCTGAAAAACCTTGACCCACTATTTGACCATTTCTTCCTCTCATCGACGCCATGAGTATGTTTTCATATTCCAGATCATACTGAAGAATACTTGCAACTTGATCTCCTATATCATTTACTTCAACCAATACATAAGCATTATTGTATCCTTTAGCAACATCAAGTATTACATTTGGAAATAACATGGGTTTGATTTCATTATTTCGATACTTAGCAATGACTTTGTATGGGAACTGAGTTACATCAAATACTATAAATGCAGAATAATCATTGCCAAGTCCCCTTGCTACATCCACAGTAACAATATAATTATGGTCTTTTTCTGGTTTTTCGTAAATATCTAATCCAGCATTTCTAGTAATTGGAGCATCATATACCATATTTCTTAATATGGAAGGTGCTATTAAAGTATTAATTGATCCTAAGAACTCACATTCAAACTCAACTTTGAATTGTTGCTCTGATGTGTTTGCTATTGTTTGCTCTTTCCATACATCATCTCTGCCTGGTACTTCAGACCAATGAACGTCTGTTGGAATATATTCATTCTTTCCTCTCTCTGCATCATGCCAATACCTATAAAAATGGTTCATTCCGTGAGGAGTAGAAACCATTATGACTTTGGTGTTTTTACCAGAAGTGATAGTAGGATATACTGAGGCAAAGAATGACTCAGCAATATGGTTAGGAACAAAGGCAAACTCGTCCAGAAAAAGAATGTTGAAAGACATACCTCTAACTGCAGATGCAGAGGTAGATGCCGCCAATATTTTAGATCCATTTTCTAACTCCAGTGAACCTTTATTCCAAGATATGATACCTTGTTGCATCCATTTAGGTAAATTCTCATATGCAGTCTGTAATCTGCCTAATAAATCTCTAGCAGTTGCTGCTTTGTTTGCAAGAATACCAATGTTTGTACTATCGTTGAAAACAGCATAATGTAAAAGATATGATACAGATGTAGTAGATTTACCCGTCTGCCGAGGCATCTTACATATATTGAAACGGTTTTCATGGAAGTTTTTGATTAACTTCTCCTGAAAATCATAAGGATGAAACTGAGTTAATCCTTCATCAAGAGAAACAATCTTGATATATTTTTTTGCAAAATAAACTGGATCTTGCTTGCATTTAACAAATTCAATGACCTGCTCCTCTGTAAATTCATGAGGAGTATTTGCTTTTTTTAAATTTGGATTACCAAGGTATACATTATCATTCATAACTTATCAGCAGTTCCAACGTCTACGTGCTTGTCTTAATCTACTATCTGGATCTTTAGCTGCTTTTGGAAACTTCTTCATCTGCCCTGCACTTCTTGCACAGTAACTCTTTCTACGATTTGCTGCTTTACTACCTTTCTTTAATTTAGATGGTTTAGTTGTAACAGCAGTCTTTAATTTTGAACCTGGATTCTTACGACGATATGCTTCAACACCTTTCTGCGTCATACCAGCACCTGATTTTGTGGGTCTTTTGTGTCCTGATTTAACACTCATACCCTTCATATCATCTTCTTGTAACTTTTTTGAGTCGTCCTTATCCTCATAACCTACATCTTCTCTCCAGTTTGAAAAACTTTCGTTCTTATCATCACTCTTTTTCATTAATCTTTTTGCTAATGCAGCACCTGTTAATGCAGTTGCACCTATAACACCACCTTTAACTGCTCCTCTTGCTATTCCTTTAGCAGGTTCGCTCACTTTAGAAAGTAATTTTTTTCCTTTATCATTAACAAAATCTACACCTTTTTGTCCATATACATCTTTTGTACCATCTTTATTCACACTTGGAATATGCTTAAATCCAGTTTCTGGTGTTCTAGATCCATCTCTTACTGATGGCTCGTTAGAGTTGCCACGATCTGGGAAAATCTTTTCTTTAAATTTATTAAGATTACCTGGAATCGACTTGATACCATCAACGAATTCATCCTTTGTTTTAAACCTTAACTTTTCATCTATATTTTCTTCTTTCATAGGTTTCTTAGCACCAATCTTATCAAATTGTCTACCGATTTTACCACCGATTTTAGAACCTGCATATCCACCTGCTAATTCACCTGCAACCATTGCAGGACCATCAGGAATTGCAACTCCTGCAGCTCCACCAAGAGCACCACCAACAAAAGCACCTGCTTTTTCAAATTTACCAGATCCAACCATTTTAGATTTATTTCCTTGTTGTGCTTTAGCAACTTGTGCTTTACCTGCAGCAGTGGCAGCAGTAGTTCCTTTTTGAACTGCTTGACCACCTTTCTTTCCACCAACTTTAACACCTTGACGAACTAAAGTTCCTGCACCACCAACTTTTTCACTAAGTTCTAATTCAGTTCTCCAGTTTGAAAGGTCTTCTGCTTTCACACAATTTGGATACCTCTTTCCAAACATAGTCTTCATACCTTTCTTTTTATAACCTTTCCAACACTTCTCATCTAATTCAACTTCTTCATACTTATTTCTACCTGATGGTGAAGGTTGTGTGCTATCAAAATGAGGATTGTTTTTAGCAGCATCAGATTGTGCATCTCTTTTCTTAGTCAGCATCTTTGCTTTCTTATCAAGATAATTTTTCATTTCAACTGATTCTGATTTATTACCCCAGTTTGCAGCACCAACTTTACGACACTTAACTAATGCACCTGATGCATATGCACTTGGCCAAACTGAATATCTTGATTTAACTTTGTGATAGCAAGCATCTTTAGTTCCACTTCCCTTTCCTTTCTTATCTCCCTCTGCTAAAACTATTTCATCTCCTACTTCTACATTATTTTCAGTAAACCAACCACGATTTGCTTCGATTGCAAATAATACTTCACCATCTGAATATACAGGTAAACTACTATATGGTGTTAATTCTTTTATACTTTCAATAGTTCCATTTTCTTTTACAAAAGCAATATCAAGTGGAATACGAGTATTTTTCATGTGGAAAGAATGTTGTCCTACTTCTTCAAATATAAAAATCATACCTTTATCCACATCCAAACTTTCACGGAACATGAGTCCTAATCTAAATGATGCATCATTTTTTGGAATCTCAACTAGTAATGGTAAATCAATATACCCTTCACTTGTTGTAGTAGTGTGTTGCTCATCAGGTGTATTTGATGTAAGATTTTTCTTAAGTTGTTTTTTAGAGATCTTTGGTCCACCAATTGGATCACCATACTCATCTCTTTTTATTTCTTCTGTGTTCATTACAGATTTACCATATCTCTTTCTCACAAGTTCAAGTGCAGAGGCACCTTTGTTTACCTTCTGTGTCTTTTTCATTTCATCACTTACTGGCATTGTAGTTGCATCTTTCTTATCCTTAGATGGTCTTACTCTTCCTTGATCTCTTGCAACATCATAACCTTCTTCATCAATGTAATTTTCTTTCATTTTCTTTTTACCACCAGGAATAACTGAACTAACAACTTTAGTAGGCATTGCTGCAATTTTACCAGGCACTTTAACTGCTGATTTTAAAGGTTCGGGAAGTACTGAACCTGCAACTTTACCAGGAATTTTGGCAACCTCACCAGGAAGTTGAATTGTCTTTTTAACCATTCCTAAAACTTCATCAACTTGTTCCAATTCTTCTTTCATTTTCTTTTTATCAGTAGATACGTAAGTTGGTTTTGCAGCACCAGATTTTCCTTGTTGACCAGGATCTGCTTTCTTCTTTCTTCTTGAAGCAGAGAGTCTTTCTGCTTTTGTCATACTAGCACGTTTTGATGATGATACACATTTAGGTGTGCCTTCACCAGGTTTGTCACTTGCACAAGTTCCTCCAGTAACAACATTAACCCAACCAGGTTTACCGTCTTTAGATTTTGAACCTTTGAACCACTTATGAAGTGAACCTTC